GTACATTGGTCCCAATGGCGAGCCCAAGATTGGCGCGGGCATTAGCCGCATCAGAAGCACCAGTACCGCCGTCAGCAACGGCAAGGTCTGTAATGCCTGTGATCGTGCCGCCGGTTATCGTGCCGCCTGTAATTGCAACAGCACTTGCAGCTTGCGTTGCAATAGTGCCTAAGCCAAGCGTCGCTCGTTGCGTTGCAGCATCAGCATCATCCAGCAGTGCGCGACCTGCAGCCGTCAGAGGGATTTCCTCGACGTTACCAGCGCCAGCGGTTGAACGCCCGAGTAGCTTGTCCGTGTTACTGACGTTTTGCAGCTTGGCGTAAGTGACGGCATCATCCGCCAGTGCCGTGGTGCCTAGCTTGGTGGTGCTGGCTTGGTCCAGCTTGTCGATGTCGATGCTGCTGACATCAATCAGATCCAGGCCGGCATCAACCAGATCCTTAGCCGTAACCTTCTTGGTTTGGCTTGCGGAAATGTCCGCAATGGGCAGTACGTCGGTGGCCGCAACGCCAGCCTTAGGCAAGGCCGTAAGTTGGGTAATGCGTTGGTCAGCCAAAATTCAACTCCGTGCTATGGACAGTTTAGTCCTCGGTTTCCTTGAGTAGGAAGTCGAGGGACTGCTCGATCTCGATGCGGTCATCGTCTTCTTTAAGGACGTAACCAGCAGGCTCGCCAATCAACAGACTAATTTCGCCCGTTGTAACAAAGTCTATTGTGCAACGGATGACATCTTCGGTGTCAACAGTCACGCCAGTTTGCGTAACCATTGCCTCCATTTCATAGTAGACGTTATTTAGCGAGGGGTTTAGCTCTTTGTCGGTTAAATACAGAGCTAGGTCGAACTCGCTGCCGATGTCAACGCGATGGATGAGCTGCAGCATCAACAGCGGCGTTTCCTTGATGCCAGTAGACGTGTAGTCAAATAAGCAGTCGATAGAGCCACTGCCGCTGATAATACCGGCTGAATACTGTTTACGAAACTTGTCGCTAAGGCTAGTTGCGTCGATGGTTTCGCGGTCTGTATTTAGCGTATACCCGGTGACGTTGCCAAGTACGTTTTCTGCTACGTCGCGTACTTTTACAGTGATGGGCAATGCAGCGCCTGCAAATGCAGCTAGCGTCAGCTCTGCAGCGCGGTTATTATTGATGGCATTCTCAAACTCATAAAAGAAGCGCAATCCACCTACAGCATTGACATGCACATAAGCTGAAATCGACGGCTCCACCACGACTGATGACCATGACGACGCAGCAAAACACACCAGGCCACGGGCGTCGGTGGTGCTGATGTCAATGCGGTCGCCTGTTATTAAGTTGTCTGCGGAGCTGTCAAATCCAAGCCGATTGAGCGCGGTGTTTACGTCATCAGGCTTTATTTGATCTTCCAGCAGGGCGTATGGCATAGCAAGGCCACGCCGCAAGCGGACATTACCGTGACGACCAAGAAAGACTGCCATTACGGCGCTATCACGTCATAAAAGTCGCCGTCCACCGTAAATTGAATCGGCACTACGCTTAACTCTCCAGTGCTAACGGATATTTGGGCGCTGGTAATATAGGCGTTGAACTCAATATCATCCTCTTGGCCGCCGCCTACATTAAGCTGCAAAAACACTCGATCAGCTTCCGTAATTACACGTCCATTAAGCACCTTGTCAAGAAGTGCCGTAAATTGTGATTGCGTTGCAGACTCGCCGGCTTCAAGTCGGTAATACATTAGCGTGGCGCTACCAGTTGCGCCTTTGACTCCAGGGGTAAAGGTGTTAACGTGACTATTAATGGTATTAGTAGGCAACAGCTCTAGCGTACTCTCCAGCGACCAATCGCGGATTTTGGCGACAGGCTTACTGTCAATAATTAAGGAGCCGCTACGCCCTGTGTAAAAGCCCATGATGGAGCAACAATCTTTGCTCTAGCTTAGCTGACATTGAACAAGGAGTCGCTGAAGTTAGCGATCCGGCTAAGCAGCTTGCCGCCTACGTCGTCGCATGGGTGCTCCATTGCCTTGATGGTGACCTCGCCCTCTTCGTCCATCTGCACCTCAGTGACGCGGAAGACCCGCTTTTTGTTCGACTGAGCACCGAGCACAAACATGTAGCCGGCGTATGGGGCAAGCGCAGCGGCGACGCCATTCGATACGGCTATACCCGCTAGTGATACCGGGCTGGTGTTGCCTTTGTACGCCAACACGCTGTAGCTGCCGTTAGGGATGCCCTGCAGCAGCGGGGCATTAAGCTCACCGCCTTGCATGATCAGGCCGGATGACACGCGCTCCCATGTATTAAGGCCAATGTCAACGTAGATGTACGCGCCAGGGCTGATTGGTGTATCGGTTGGGAAGGTCTTAAATTCGATACCGCGACGGATGTGCCGGCGTTGGTTGCAGAGCAGCTTGGCAAACAGGATTGACTGTGCTCGCTGAGTGACGAACTGACTGACGTCGAACGACTGCGATATGGCAGTGCTGGGGTTGACGCCCTTGAGCGATACGGTGACGCTCGAGTTACGCGGGAATACATCCTGCCATTTAGTTTCGCGGTAGATGACCGTAGCGATCAAGTCTTGAACTGCGCTGCCGTAGTCGATGAACTCTTCCTTGTAGGAACCCTCAAGCACGTTGCCGGCGGTAAATAGGGCGTTGACGAGCACCTCGCGGTTGGCTCGGCCTGCTGCATTAACCGGCACTGCTGGTATCAGCGTTTCCCTGCCGCCGACACGCGCAAACTCCAGCAAGCTAAACGGTGCGGTTTCAGCCCAGAATTGACGCCATGGTGTCTGCTCCGCGATCACGCCATCCATAAACAAATTCACGTTGGTGCCACTAGGACCGAGCCCGTTGTTTTTGCAGAACCGCTTGGCAAGTGCTACGCCGTTCCAGTCAATGCCTTCAGATTTGGCGAATTTACCGATGCCGTTCTCGGTGTCGAGGATGGTGTCCGCAAAGATGTCTGGCGCAAAGCTGGTGCTGTCGGCGCTGTAGGTGCGGGCGCCAGTGGTTTCATTGACGATCCAACTGCTCTTGCCTTGGGTGACGTAAGCGGTGATGGCGCGTAGATCTTGAACGCCACGACCTGAAAATACACCTAGCGCCATCATGCTGAGATTGGCGTACTTGCCGGCAATGGATTCAGCCTGCTGCTCAGTGACAGAAGTAATGCGAAGCTCAGGGCCACCATCAAAGCTGAATTGCACTTGCGTGTCAGAGCGATTAGAAAATAAGTCCCACTCGTTGGTGTACAAGGGGCCGCGTTTTTTTAGTACGCCATAGATGCCTGTGCTAGGAATTGGTTTAAGGGAACCAGTCCATCCGAATGTAGCATTTTTATTGTCTGTAAATGTTTCCACTTTGCCTTCATTTTCTATAAATGCAATGTGTGTTTCGCCGTTAAAAGTTTCTGCTCTGATGTCGCCAATGGGGTCAAACTTAAACTCCCATGATCTTGCCTTGGGTGGTCCTTTGAACGCTAGGCCAATGAAATTATCTTGATCTGTTCCTCGTCGCACGGCAAATACAACAGGAAACCCTTGGTAGGTGGGTGCTTTTGTTTCTCTGTACGACACCTTAAAGAACGCCATGCGCCCATGTATGCCGTTGTCGCTAAGTCTGTAACCCTCTGGCGAATCATTTTGGCCGTAGTCCTTGGCGCGACCAGAGATGCGTCTAAACAACTTGCAGCGAATGGCAAACTTTACAAAGTCACAGACCGTTACTGTTTGATAAGCTGCTGACTCTATCTTGACTAGGCACTTAGTAAAGAAATCATTATCGCCAGCGCCGGCATGTTCTTCCCAATTTCTGTAGACTATTTTTGCATTTCTTAGTGCTTGTTTTTTATTTTCTATTAAATCTGTGAGAAACTTACGAACCGTCTTTACGCCAATTTGATCCGTAGTAAGTTGCCCTTTAAGGCGTGCCAGCTCTTTCTTCATAGCCTTGATGCCGCCATTGGGGTACTTTAATCCGTCGATAAATATAAGCTCTCCACTAGCAGGGGCTCCTGCGTTTCTAATCGTATTGCTAATATATTCCCTTCTTTTTATGGCGACTTGCTCAATTATGTAATCCTCTTTGTCGTCAATCTTATTATCTGCATCTTGCAAGCTACTGGCTATACCATCATCCTTATCATCCTTTTTTGTAAATTGGGTGCCGGTGTCCCCTCCCAGGAGAACCCTGTTTCCACTAATTACGGTACTTTTTTTGTCCAAATTAAATGTGCTTTTTATACTGGTTCGTGCTGTTCCTCGTGCGTCACTAATGGGTTTTTTGTACTTATTTTTGAAGTCTGCCGACTCTTTAACCAGGTTTCGAAATCCCTTCTCTCCCTTGTCATACTTGCCATTATTGATGTCGGAAATCAATTGGCGAGCGTTTTCCAGTTGTTCTTCAATTGCATCACGCAGGTCTTGGGTTTTTATTTTAGGCTTATCGGATAATACTTCTTGCAATATTGCGTTAGTAGTGGCGATGGAGCCACCCCTAGGGAACGTGGCAATTTTCTCGTTACCTGCCCCGTCTGTCCATGCCAAGATTTCGTTGCCTTGGAAGTTGTAATCTTTGAATCCATATTTTTGCAGCCTAAGTGTTATGTCGCCGTTCCAATATGCAATGCTTGCTTCATTTATCCAATCAACTGGCCGCAAGACAACATCTGCCACTCCAACTTCGTCTGTTGTAGAGCGGATGGAATAACTATTATTTAGTATAAAGTTGGGGAAGACAGATCCCAGTGGTGAAAAGATAGGAGCGCCAATCTCTAATTCGTCAATGGCCAATCCAATGTCATCGCGGTCTTGTTCCGTCCATAATTTGCTTTTTGTTCTGTCGTATTCCGTGACAGGGCGACGACCAGCTTCTATACATTCAAACCTTGCGCGAACGTCATTGTCATCCAAATTAACTTCTTCGCCGTTATTCACACTTACTAGGCGAAATTTAGCTGTGCCAAGCATGTAAATGGAAGCCCTGTCTAGTGACTCCGCAAGCTGGTAGCGTATGTCTTTAGCGGCTTCTTGCACTACCTTGCCTTGGGTAATTGGTGCCTTAGCAAAAACAACCGTAATCTCATTGCCTACTGCATAGCTAACACCGCTGCCGGTGCCATAGTTACCGCCTGCAATGGTTATCTGAAGGTTGCCCCACTGCGGCCTTCCTGTAGCACGCCGTTCTTGAATTTCAATGTTTAGCGGAATGGGATCATAAACACCAATGGAAGCAAGACTGCTAGGGCTAAATGTTTGGCTGTAGCCATCGCGCCTGCTTTTGGCAAACATGACGCGGCATACGTCCTCGGAGCTGGCGGCTCCATCACGGGTGGGATCTTTGCCGTCTCCTAGCAGCTTGTTGTTGAAGTTAACAGGGCCGTTGTCCTCGTAGTACAGCCAGGTGTTGGATTCGCTGAATTGCCCCAGTGGGAGCTGACCAAATGCTGTGCGCTCAAAGTCAAGCGTTTTGATACTGGCGGCGCCTAGTACCAGCAATAGCTGCATGAACTGCGTGGAGCCATAGCTCTCCACTGATGACCACACCAGTGAGGTGCCAATGCGAACACCGCCGATAGGGTTGTGGCTGGTGTTGCAGTAGACGAGGTTGACTGGATCGCCGTATTGGCCTAATTCCTGTGAGCTGTTGAAACCAAACCGTGGGCTAAAACGCTGCTCACGCGCTCGGCGTTGGTTCTTGGCGCCGGGGATCTCCGGCTTGGGCATCAGCAGCACTGAGGCTACTTGGAACAAGATGCCGACAACCGTGAGCACAATGAAAACGGCAAGATTGCCATTCTGCGGCGTTGCTAGCTTCTGCTCTGGTGTGCGCGTGTAGTCAAACTGCACCGCCAAGAAGTCGAGGTATTCGTCCTCGGTGACACCAAGCTGCTGGATCAGATCGTGTTCGTAGGGGAGCAGCTTGCGGGTCATTTGTTAAGCCTGAAGTAGTGGCCGAATCCAACGGGTAGTGGCGCAATTATGACGCCGTTTGCTTTGCTGATGAACAAGACATTGCCGTTGTCCAGTACGGTGCCCATGGCACCATGGTTTTCTCCCGGCATCAATACCAATGCGTGGGGCTCAGGTTCTTTGAGTTTAGTGCCATTTTGAAGCAACCACTTAGCCATGTACCGACGCGGAAATGTTTCGTCGGTATACCGTTCAAAAATCCACCCTAGATCTGGTGTGAAATCATAGTAACCCAACCGCTTGCGTACTTCCGCTGCAAGCAAACAACAGTCCGCAGTGCCGCTGCCATCACCTGGATTGGCGCCCCACGCTCTGCGCAGCCCGATGAGATCGTTCAAGTAAGGTACAGCTCCGCGTTGAGGGGCAAGATGCCAACATTATCGGATGTAAGTGTACGAGCCGGAAAGTTAGCGCCAACGCTGTCCATGGATGAACGGAAGCGCAGCTCAACTGCTGTGTCGCTAAACGTAGCGCCAGTGCCAATAAAGTAGTCGGTAAATGTTGTGGATATAGCGCCGGCAGCCGTTACCAATGCGGTGGTTAACTTCAACACACTAAGTCGGTTGCCGTCGCCTTCTTCTACTAGGCGAATGACAAGTTCCTGCGCTGGGAATAGTACGCGCAATTGTTGGTTGTCGCCGTTTAGATTTGCCAATGCGCCATCAGCTTGGAATGGCGCAAAGGCGTACGGTTGCCCTAGGAAGCTCTTGGATTCAGCAATAAAGTAGTTTTGATAGTAATGGCGCTTGCCGGTTGTTGTTTCTAGGTCAAAGAAGTTACAGATACGTATTTCAGACATTGATCTCTCCGGTTAGGTCTATCGAGACGGTGCTGATGCCTCTGTAGACGGACTGCACCTTAGGCGGTGAGCTGTATTCCCATTGGATGTTGTACGGCGCTTGCACCGTGGCGGTTAGGCCGCCGGACATGCCACTAAATATCTTTGCCGGTAACGCAAAGCGGGAGAAGCCGCCGCCTGTGGTGTTGTAATGGTTGATGAACTCCAGCACTCTATCGTCGCCGATGTTCTCGTATTGCAAGGTGAGTTGATACGAACTTGGCTTGTTGCCGTAGCTGCGCTTTACGGTATTACCTGACAGCGCCCGGTACACCTTGGTGGGATACTGCCCCAGTGTGAAGTCACGCTTTGATGGTGCGATGGCTGATGGGAAGGTGACGGACATCAGCGGATACCTACGCGGGAGCGGGTGCTAGGGCTGTTTTGGATCTTGTCCAGTGTCATATTCATACCACGATTGGCGCCATCCTTAGCAGCTTGGCGGCGGGTTTGCGCCATTGCCGCTTCCAGTTGATCGCGGCTGACGTACTCGACGCCGTTGATGGTGGTGGACTGGAAACTCATGTTAAGTACGGGAGAGCCAGTGGCGCCTCCGGGTCTGCCGCCCATAGCACTGCGTAGGTCGTTGTTATTGACCACGCTACCGCCAGTACCCGGCATAAACAGCTCAGGGCCACGCTCGCCAACTAGATACGGCGTTCCGCCTGCTACGGGGCCACCATTAGCCCTAGGGGTAAACGAAGTCGGCAATGGGTTGATATCCCCAACTGCACCAAGCGGTCCAGACGGTGCAAAGCCGCCAGCCGCAGGGCTGCCTAGTCCAGCAAACATCTTGGCGATGCCGATAGCAATGTAGCTAGCAATCATTTGCTTAGCGGTATTGATTAAAGCGTCCGCAATTGCATTA